AATACATCTGGTGATCCAACCGGTGGTCTTTATGGTGCAGGTCGTTTTGGTTACTCAATCAACGAAACATCATCAGTTGTAACTGGTACTGTAGCAGCATTGACTGACTCAGCATCATTTAACTATGATTCAAACTTCGTAGATCCTGCAACTGGCGTTAAAGTTAATACAAATAACTTGAACACAATCTCAGTTCCATTGACATCTTTAGGTGCATATGATTCAACTGCAGTTCGTTCATTTACTATTGATTCTGCTTCTGCAGGTGCTGTAGGTACTATTTATAACGCATTCACTAAAGTTGATGGTAGCAACTTAGTATTTGTTGTATCAGGGTCTGATTTGATTACTGCTGCTGATTACACAGTTAAGTTTAGCAATCAACCATCTGATACTACAAGAGGTGATTTTGAACAAACTTCATTTACTACTCCAGCTCCAAGTACTTCAGATGATATTGATATTCCAGAAATTAACTTGGAACTTCAATCTGAAGCAATCGTTGCTAAGACTCGTAAGTTGAAGGCAATCTGGACACCAGAATTTGCTCAAGACTTAAACGCTTACCACTCAATTGACGCTGAAGCTGAATTGACTTCAATGTTATCAGAATATGTATCAATGGAAATTGATCTTGAAATTCTTGATATGTTGATCAATGCTGCTCCAACCGTAGAATATTGGTCAGCTGTTAATAATGAGATCTGGAACGGTGCTGGATTTACTCAAACATCTACTTCATCTGGTGGTTTCTATAACACTCAAGGTGGATGGTTCCAAACTTTAGGTACTAAACTTCAAAAAGTATCTAACAAGATCCATCAAAAAACCTTAAGAGGTGGAGCTAACTTCCTTGTTACTTCTCCAGCTGTTGCAACTATCCTTGAATCTATTCCTGGATTTGCTGCTGACACTGATGGTAATAAAATGGAATTTGCTGCTGGTGTTCAAAAAGTGGGTGCTATCAATAACAGATACACTGTATACAAGAACCCATACATGAAAGAGAACGTAATCCTTATGGGTTATAGAGGTGCTCAGTTCCTTGAAACAGGTGCTGTTTATTCTCCATATGTTCCACTTATCATGACTCCATTAGTATACGATCCAGTTAACTTTACTCCACGTAAAGGTGTGATGACTCGTTACGCTAAGAAAGTGGTCCGCCCCGAATTCTACGGTAAGGTATATGTTAAAGGTCTTGAGACTATTTAATCATTAATCTTATAGAGTAATTGGAAGGGATGGCTTAGGTCATCCCTTTCTTACTGTTTAAATATTTATATTAAATGTATAATGATATAGAAATACCGTGGCAAACATTTAGAATGTTACCAGAAATGCGAAAGTTGTCATTAAATGAACAACAGTTGCAATATCATTATTACATTCAGTCTTTAGAAAGAACAATACATAATTCACAAATTCAAACATGGGACACCGTACCTGATGCTGGATTATCACCATTAGATATTCTTCGAGCATCATTCTTGTTGCAAGAAAATGGAGATTATATTCTTCAAGAAGACGGGTCTAGAATAAGGTTAGCATAATGGCAGATTTACCAATATCAGGATTACCGGCAGCAAGTTCTTTAACAGGTACTGAATTATTTGCTGTCGTACAAGGCGGCGTTACTAAATATACTACTGCAACTAACATAAACTATGTTACATCAAACAATTACGGATTGTTTAATCAAACAGGTTCATCAACACCAGTAACGGGTAGTATTGTAGAAGAAAATCTAATCGGTGGTGGAGTAGGAACACTTTCAGTTCCTGCAAATGGATTCAAACAAGGTGATGCATTTCATGCAATACTTACAGGATTATGTACTTTCCATAACGGTGATTCATTAGATATTAGACTTAAAACAGGTGGTGTTATATTAGCCGAAACAGGAACATTGACTCTTGCAAATGCATCTAACAAAAGATGGAAATTGGAAATATACTTTTCTATAAATCAAATTGGTGCTGCTGGTACTGCTGAAATAACATCAGCTGGTACGTTTATGTATAGTGAGGACCAGGCAGGTAAGTTTAATGGAACTAATTTTAGTTTTATAAATTCATCATCATTTGATACAACAATTGATAATACTTTAGCAATAACATCACAATTTGATGATGTTGATTGTTTTATTCAATCAAAGATTTTTACACTTAATAAAACATTTTAATCGTTGATATTTATTAATAAAGGAAACGGATGGGAGTCTTTTCAACCAATTTAGCAGAAATAACATCAGGCGGATTAATTTCATCAAGTCATACATCTGATGTATATAATGTATTATCAGGTAATACTGCGGAAGATATTATTATATCTGGTTCATTTACAATGTTAAGTGGTAGTGCTGTATTACTAGATGTAACTGCTAGTAATGCAAATATAACAACATTAAATACAACTACAGCAACGGTATCGACAGCAACAATTACCTCAGCATCAATAAACAATATCTCAAATACAATTGTAATTGAATCTGCAAGTATATCACATAACACAACAAACATTACAGTTGAGGGGTCTGCATCAGTAAATTATTTAAATGTTGGAAATACATCCCTTTCATCAACAACGTTAACTACAACATCCGGTTCACTTACATACATAAACGTTTCAGATAAATTTATATCTGAAGGAACAGTATTTATTTATACAGCATCACTTCCAACAACTGACCCAGCTGTTAACGGACAATTATGGAGAAGTGGTAGTTATTTAATGATAAGCGTAGGTTAATTATAATAATATGGCAACACCAAGAATTAAATATTCAATGCAATGGAGAATCCGTTATGACGGTAACCTTGTAGATGTACTCGATAGAATACGAGCTATTCGAATGGTACTTATGTGTAATATTGATCAAGATTTAGGTCGAGGAAAAGAATTAGTTACAATAAAAATTCTAACCGCATATCCTCCTAGAAAATCATTTCAAGCTATTCGACAACTAGCATTAGGTAAAATTGAAACATTGCATGATGTGCAATTAATTGAAACTTCATTAACAAAGTTATTTTAGGGTTATTATGTCTACACCAAACAAGGCAAAAACACCGCCCAAGACATCTGTTCGTTTTTCCATAACACTTTCAGATGAACAAAAACAAGCTAAACAAGAAATTCTATCAAAGCCGTTTAATTTTGTATTAGGTAAAGCAGGTTCGGGTAAAACATTACTTGCGTGTCAAATAGCATTAGATATGTTTTTTAAACGACAAGTTGAAAAGATTGTTATAACAAGACCAACTGTATCAAATGAAGATAACGGATTTCTTCCTGGCTCATTAGAAGAAAAATTAGAACCATGGCTAGTTCCTATCAGAAGTAACTTTAATAAAGTTTATCAGCATAAAGATAAATTAGAAAAAATGGAATCTGCTTCCGAAATAGAATTAGTATCATTAACACACTTTCGAGGTCGAACATTTGAAGAGTCAATTGTTATTGTGGATGAATTTCAAAACTTAACTAAGCAACAACTTCAAATGGTTTTATCTAGATTAGGACAAAATTCTACAATGATTCTTTGCGGTGATACACATCAAATTGATTTGAAGTTTAAAAATGATTCAGCAATACACGAAGTATCTAAACTACAAGGCTCTGAATATGTTTCTAAAATAGTATTGAAAGATAATCATAGACACCCAGCATTAGATGATGTATTGTTATTATTAAATGAATATTGATATTTACCTTACTGATATTTATTAATAAAGAATCGGTATGGATTATTCACAAAACGCAATCATTTGGCCCGGAAGCTCATCTTTTAGTGTAGGAAAGACTCCGTTTGGATATTTTGATAATGATGCTGTGTTTCAAGATCACGCAGATAAGTTTGCAAAATTTGCTGCAAACCAACTAGGTTATCCAGTAATGGATGTTGAACTAGAAGATGTGAACTTTTATACGGCATTTGAAGGTGCTATTATTGAATATTCTAATCAAGTTAATCAAGTTAATATAGTTAATAACTTGCTTAATACATTAGGTATAAAGACTGGATCGCAATATTTACAAAATGGTCTTACTGATACATTAGTTGGATCATCATTAGCATACATAACAAGATTATCAAAAGCATATGGAACAGAAGCGGATTCTGGAGGACATGTAAAATGGTATACTGCTTCTATAGATGTAGTACCAGGTAAGCAAACATATAGTATTAAAGATGCAGTTTCTGCATCATCTGGATTAACATTACAAAGTGATTCAATAATTGAAATTAGAAGAGTTCTTCATAATGTTCCACCAGCAATAGTAAGATACTTTGACCCATTTGTAGGTACTGGTTTGGGTTCACAACAATTATTGGATTCATTTGATTTTGGAGGATTTTCTCCTTCAGTTAACTTTATGATGATGCCAGTTCATGCTGACTTATTACGTATTCAAGCTATTGAATTTAATGATAGAATTAGAAAATCACATTTTTCTTTTGAAATACATGGCGATAACATTAAAATATATCCTGTGCCAGGAACAGAACGAGGTAATGCATCAACACCGTATTTTGATAAAGTTTGGTTTGAATTTATATTAGAAGAAGAAAAATCTAATGCGGCTATTTTATTCGGCAATACAGCAGTTTTAAACGGTGTTGTAACAGACGCATCTAATATACCATATAACTATCAAACATACAGTAATATTAATGATATGGGGCGTGCGTGGATTCTTAGATATGCATTAGCATTATCAAAAGAAATGTTGGGTAGAGTAAGAGGTAAATATAGTACTGTACCTATCCCGAATGCAGAAGTAACACTTAATGGTTCGGAATTAGTTTCAGAAGCTCAGTCAGAAAAATCTGATCTAATTGCACAACTTAAAGAATTTTTAGATAAATTAACAAAAGAACAAATGTTAACACGACAAGCAGCAGAAGATGATGCAGTAAATAACGTGTTGTCAAAAGTTCCATTGAAAGTATATGTAGGATAAATTATGGCTTTATTTGGTGGTCAACGAGATGCTCGCTTTCTAGCTTCCATTAATTCGGAAGTAATGAATTCTGTTGTTGATACTGAAATAGAGTTTTTTAAATTGATTGTAGAAGAATCCGAATCTAATTTATACGGCGAATCAGATAAAAAATCATTCTATCAATCAATATTAATTCCTTGTTTAATTACTAAAGAAGGAAAAACTTCAAATATGAATGACTATGGTCATACATATACAAGAACATTACAATTCGGAGTGTCGCGCGATATTTTAGAGCGCTCTGGATTTTATCCCGAAGTAGGCGATATCGCTTTTTGGGACAATGAATATTATGAATTAGATAATGTTGATGCAAATCAATATTTTGCTGGTAAAAATCCTGAGACATGGCCAAATGGGTCGACTCATGGATATAGTGTGTCAGTTATATGTGATGCGCATGCGACACGTCAAACACCACAAAATATTCGTAATATTCGTTATGGTGGTACTACTAACGATCAAGCATATAAAGGATTCTAATGCCTAGATATAACAGACAAAATATCGATCGTAAAACAAATAAACCAAACCCAAAGCGAACTGATTCTCGCTTTGATGATCTCGTATTAAACCGAGCAGAACAAGTTCGTAGAGATGAAGATGTGGTACGTACTCCAAAGCGTACGGTATATGATATTGATTATGCAATAAAATGGTTTATTGAAAATGAAATACAACCTCAAATTAAGCATAATGATGAATTAATTAAAGTTCCAGTAATTTATGCTAATGGTGAAAAATGGGATAATGTACGTAAATTAGGATATTTGCGTGATGAAAAAGGAATGCTTCAATCTCCAATAATTGTAATCAAAAGAAATTCAGTAACTGAACGAGATCAATTAAGAAAGATTGATACTAATAAACCTATATCGGGTAATCAACATTATTTTAAAGCAAAATATAATGCAAGAAATAGATATGAAGATACATTGTTTCCAATTCCATTAAAAGGCGAGCCTATAGAATCAGATGCAATATATGCAATCAATGTTCCGGAATATGTAGATGTTAGTTATGATTTAATGATATGGACTGATTTTACTACACAAATGAATGATATGGTTGAACAGTTTATGCCATATCGAGGAATGGCTTGGGGTAACGAATCAAATAAATTTTATACAATGTATACATCATTTGATTTTGAAACAGTTAATACAGTAGGAGAAGATAGATTAGTTCGAGCAACCACAAATATGACTGTTAAAGGCACATTAATGGCAGAACAAGAATTCCGTACTTCAGTATTGCAAAAAGCATTTTCTATTAAGCGTGTAAGATTTGATACAGTAATTGATGTTGGTATAGATTTATTTTCAACAACCGTTGTACCACAACAATTATTACGTTTTCAATCTCAAGTATTAGCAGGAGGCTCTGTTACAGTATCGAGCGTAGGCAGCGGCACCGGAACAACAATTAGTGCAGAAACAATGTCATATTTAGTAAACTTAACTGAAAAACAAGCATCTTATTCAAGTTCTGCCGTAGTAACTGTTTCGGGAGCTGCAGCATTAAACCCGACAACATCATTAGCAGCAACAAAAGCAGAATTTGATGTTTATATAAATGGACAATATATTGACAAATCATCATATGCATGGACTCCTACTACATCTAGTACACAAACAATTACATTTGATACTAATGCGTTGGGATATTCAATTGAATCAGATGATGTTGTAATAGTTAATGGGAGATGGGTATAATGGCTAGGCTAAAAGGTAAACAACTTGCTAAGCATTTACAATTAACAGGTTCATTATCAATATCCGGATCTGCAGACACGCCATTAACTAATGGAGCTGCATTTGATGTTGCAGGAGGCGTTAATATTATAACACCAGCAACGGGTAGTACGTTGGGTATAATTGATGCTGGGTTCTTTCCGAGTGGTAACGGTAAAACGATTGTTCTATAACAATTGATATTTATATAAAATAAAGGATTTATAACGAGATGGCTCAAGTAATTCAACATAAACGAGGCGGCTTAGGTGCATTAAAAAATATCAACCCTATATATAGGGGAGAAATTGTACTAGCTACTGGTTCATTGTATATTTATAATTCAACTGGTAATAGTACTCAGGATGTAGAAATTGCATTTATCGGCGGTGTATCAGATTATGAACCATTAACAAGATTTTTATCAGGCGGCGGCCTACCATCAGTTACTACTGGTACATATGGCACATATTTAGATGGAATTTTATGGTATGACTCTAGTTCGGGTCAACAATATGAACTTCGAGCTACAGTAACAAATGATGCAGCAAATACTGCTCCATTTACTGGGAGTCACGTTGTAGTAACAGGTCCTGTAGTAGGCGGAGCTACTGCTATTGGTACTGCTGAAGACGGAACATACACAGATGGATTATTTACAGATTTTACATCAGCAACTCCAATTGGAACTGCAGTTGATAGATTTAATGAAATATTAAAAGCATTATCACCAGCACCAGCCCCAGACTTAGATGATATAGATGGTAATGACACTGGGGTATCTGCAGAATTATCATTTGGATCGTCATTTGCAATATCGGGGTATGTATCAGCATCGGGCATCGGAAGTTTATCTGCAGTAGATCAAGATGGAACATTTACAGTAACATCTGCAGGAAATGATTTACGAAGAGGTGTATTTAACGGATCAACTACTATTGATGGTGATTTGAACGAAGACGTTGCAGCAGATGGTATTAATTATCCTGCTAATGCATTTGGTGATGCAAACTTAGGAACATTATATTTAGAGCTTAACGGAAGTAATATTCATTCAGTTGATTTAACAACATTTACATCTGGTGATGATGTTAATGGTAATGGGTCTGGATTTAATCTTACAATTACTTCAAGTGCACAGTTCCCAGATACAACAGAATTAGATGCATTTCAACATAGAACAGGAACATGGAAAGTTCATCCAAATGATCAAAATGAATATGGATGGAATTATGCTCGTGTTAAACATGTAGTTGGTGCAACAACGAAAACAACTAATTATGTTACATGGGTAAATGATCCTTCTGCAAGTAATGCAGCTAATGATGTAAACTTTACAGAAGAAATATTGGCTAATTTATCATTGTCAGGAACAAATTATATCAGCGGCGTTAAATATTTTACGGCCGGAACTGCAGAATATACAGCATCATTTGAAAATGCTTATATAAATGTATATAGTTCAGCTGCAGATGCAATTTCATACAATGAAACCAATATCAATGCAGTTTCAAGTGAAGTGATGCCGGCATTAAGTGGTGCAGATCCTGCATCTGAAACAGTAACATTGAATAAGACATTAACATTGCCTAGCAACACAAGAATATTGAATTCTAATATTGCAATTAGCACAACAGTTAAAAAGCCACTTCGTAGCAATGTTACATCAACATCACTAACATCAGGTAGTTTTTTATACAACAACGAATCAAATACTTCAACATTAACATCAGAAACATTCCGAAAAGAAAATTATCGTGTTAAGGCTGCAACGTATGCAACACAAGGCAGTGTTCCAACAACATCTGGT